TTCAAGATGAAGATATTGAGGTTGTAAAACAATTGCAAGCAGAATATGCAATTACAACGGCTCAAATTGGTCAAATTGAAATTGAGTTACATCTTTTGAAGAAAAGATTAGAACAAGTGCAAGATATTAGAGAAAAATTATTTGAGAAGTATTCTAATTTACAGACTCAAGAATCAGAATTAGTAAAGTCACTTAATGAGAAATATGGTGATGGTGTTCTTGATTTAGATTCTGGTAAATTTATACCAACTGAATAATGGTTTTGTATTTTTTAATTCATATTTATGTGAAGAGTTAATTATACAATTTTTTGGAGATAATAGTGGCTAATGAAAGAATTATAAGTCCTGGCGTCTTTACCAATGAAAAAGACTTATCATTCCTACAAACAGGGGTGGGAGCAATTGGTGCAGCACTTATAGGACCAACGATTAAGGGACCGGCTTTTGTCCCTGTGGCGGTAAGTAATTATACAGACTTTGTTGCTCAATTTGGTAGTTTGTATGAACAATCTTATTTGCCATACACAGCTAAAAGTTATTTGCAGAACGCTGGTGGTGCTACCATTGTTCGTGTATTAGGTTCGGGTGGTTATAAATTAACCCATCCGCTTGCAGTTGTTGCAACTGGCTCTTGGGGTAAAAAATTAATTTCTGTATTACATCCTACATTCGTTGTAACTGATTCTGATTCAACATCATTATTTGCAAAATCAACAATAGGTTCAAATAATAGTGGTAGCTTTGTTTTAACTGTATCTGGCGGATTCACAACTGATGTATCCTCATTCACAAGTGCAACAAATCAAAATGGTGTTCCATATAGTGCTTCTATCGATCCAGAAAATACATCATTCATTGGTAATCTTTATGGATATAATCCATACGGTACTAATGCAGTTTATAACTACGTTTGCTTTAAGGCAGATGCCTCTGCTTCTTTAGCAGCAGATGCAGCAACAAAGATTATTATTGAAAGTGGTTCTTTAAGTTCTCAACCATGGGACTTTACAGACGATTATCTTGAAGCATCAACTCCATGGGTAACTTCTCAAAAAGTTGGTTCTAACACAATCGATTTATTTAGATTCTCAACACTTTCTCACGGTATTCATTCAAACTATGAAATTAAAGTTGGTATTTCAAATGTTCGTCCTGCTGGCACAATAGCTGGTTCTGAGTATGGTGACTTTGACGTTATCGTTAGATACGTTGATCAATCTAAATTACCACAAACTCCATTTGGTTGGCAAGATGAAGATATTCGTCCTGCAACAATTGAAGCATTCAAGTGTAACTTAGATCCTAACTCTCCAAGATATATCGCTCGTGTTATCGGTGATAGATACGTAACAATTACAGATGAAGGTAAAGTTGTTGTAAACGGTGACTATTCAAACAAATCTAAGTTTATTAGAGTAGAAACAACAGAAGCAGTTTCTAATGGTGCTACTTCTCCTAACTTAGTTCCTTTTGGATTCCGTTCAATGAAAACACCAATTCCAAGCGCATTCACACAACCTGCTGCTGCTACTTATGTAAGTTCTCAAACAGTTGGTTCTGCTTATAACAAGCGTGTATATTGGGGATTCTCATTTGACTTCACAAACACAGATAACTTTAATTATCTTCGTCCATTACCTATAAGTGCAAATCAATCAACAGGTAGTAACGTAGATTTCTATTTGGGCGATTACAGTCAGGCAGCTGGCGCAAATTATCCATCTGCAACATCACCTTATAGTGGTTCTATTGATTTAACAACAAATACATCATTAGATTCTCGTAAGTTTATGTTAGCGTTCCAAGGTGGATTCGATGGCCATAAGCCAAATCTTCAAAAGAAAACTGGTACATACATGTTAGCAGGTAACACACAAGGGTTTGACATTTCAAGCACAGGTGCATCTGGCTATACCGCATATAAGAAAGCAATTGATACAATTTCAAATGCTGACGAATTTGATGTAAACATGGTTGTTACTCCTGGTATTGTTCACTCATTACACTCTGCAGTAACATCACACGCATACGAAATGTGTGAAGCACGTGGTGACGCTTTCTATGTAATGGATTCTGTTGGTATTGATGATAATATTTCAACAGCAGTTTCAACAATGGAAGGTATCGATACAAACTACGCAGCAACATATTATCCTTGGGTTAAAATTGTTGACTTAGACAGAAATAAACCAATCTGGGTTCCACCATCAGTAGTTCTACCAGGTGTAATAGCATTCAATGACCGTGTGTCTGCTGAATGGTTTGCTCCTGCTGGCTTAAATCGTGGCGGTTTAACAGAGGTAATAGAAGTTAAAACAAGATTAACACAAGCAGAACGTGACACATTATATGAAGGTCGTATTAATCCTATCGCAGTATTCCCATCATCTGGTGTGTGCGTATGGGGACAAAAGACACTTCAAGGTCGTCCATCTGCTCTTGACCGCATCAATGTTCGTAGATTGTTGATTGCAGCTAAGAAGTTTATCGCTTCTTCTACAAGATACTTAGTGTTTGAACAAAACACTTCACAAACAAGAACTCGCTTCTTGAATATCGTGAATCCATATCTTGAGTCAATCCAACAACGTCAAGGTTTATATGCATTCCGTGTTATCATGGATGAAAGTAACAATACGCCAGATATTATTGATCGTAACATTCTTTATGGACAATTATATCTACAACCAGCTAAGACTGCTGAATTCATTATCTTGGACTTCAATGTTCAATCAACTGGTGCAGCATTCCCTGGAGCATAAATGAGTTAGTGGGGAGATGAAATACTCTCCCCATATTTTTTTGAAATGATTATATTTATACTTAAAGGATATTATAAATTTGGAGATATAAATGGCTGAACTACTTGACCCAACGGAAGTGTTTTTTACCCCGTTTGAACCTAAACTTCAAAATAGGTTTATTATGTATATTGAGGGTGTTCCTGCTTACTTAGTAAAAGGAGCGGGTAGACCTAATATAAACTTTAATCCAATTACTCTTGACCACATTAATATTAAACGTAAGGTTAAAGGTAAGGGTGAATGGCAGGATGTTTCAATTAAATTGTATGACCCGATTGTTCCGTCGGCTGCACAAGCAGTAATGGAATGGGTTCGTTTATCACACGAATCTGTAACAGGCCGTGATGGTTACTCTGACTTCTACAAGAAAGATATTACCCTACACATACTTGGTCCAGTTGGTGATAAAGTTGAAGAATGGACTTTGAAAGGAGCATTTATTACTGCAACTACGTTTGGTGATATGGATTGGGCAAATGATGCATTTGTTGAGATTTCTCTAACATTAGCATACGATTACGCTATACTCCAATACTAATAATAAGTTGTATTTTAAGTGTAAATTAAAATTATGTGGGTACATTGATTTTCCAATGTACCCATATTTATATTAGTATATTAAACTGTTTTATTATGAATTGTTATAGGAATTAGTTATGACACGAATCCCCACGGGCTACGATATTCCCACAGATGCCTCTATTTCAGATACAGACCTTAAAGCTAGGTTGATGGCTGAACATAAGCAGACAGATGTAAAGAAATCAAAATTTCCAACTGAAATTGTTCCACTACCATCAAAGGGCTTAGTTTATCCAGAAGGTCATCCTCTTGCCGAAGGTGTTATTGAAATGAAATACATGACTGCAAGAGAAGAAGATATTTTAACTTCACAGAACCTTATTAAACAAGGTGTTGTGTTAGACAAGTTGTTTGAGTCATTGATTGTGACTCCTTTCAATTACGGTGATTTATACGTCGGTGATAAGAATGCAATTATGGTTGCTGCAAGAATTTTAGGATACGGTAAAGACTATGTGGTGGAAGTGGATGATCCATTTTCTCCTGGTAATAAACAAAAAGTAACAATTGATTTAACTCAAATAGAGCACAAGGAGGTTGATACTAGCTCGTTTGAGAGACGTGTAAACGAATTTGATTTTGAACTACCTTTATCAAAAAGAGTAGTAACATTTCGTTTAATGACGCATGCAATAGAAAAAGAAATTCAAGCAGAAATTAAAAGTATGAATAAAACTCTTGTAAAAACCGGTATTGATAAAGAACTTACAACAAGACTCAAACATCTTATTATTGCAATTGACGGTGAAAGTGGAAGGGCTACGGTAAATAATTTTGTTGATAATGAGTTATTTGCAGCAGATTCGAGAGCGTTAAGACAACATATTCGTGATTTCTCACCAGACTTGGATATGAGCTTTACATTTATTTCAGATATTACTGGTGATGTAAAGGAGATGGATATACCGATGGAGGTATCATTTTTTTGGCCTAGCACCTGATTATAAAGTAGGATTACATGAAGAAATTTTTTCTTTGTGTTACTATGGAAAAGGTGGTTTTACTTGGAACGATGTGTATGATTTACCAATTCACCTCAGACGATTTTATATAAAACAAGTATCAAACGCGGTTGAGGAAAAAAATAAAGCGGAGGACGCAGAAATGAGTAAACAAAAAGCGAAAGTTCCTACTTTTAATAAACCGTCTGGAAGAAGATAAATTAATGGTTTGCATATTTATTAATATGTAAACCATTTTGTTTTTATAAGAATTCGTAGAAATCATGGCAACAGATAATGAAAAGAAATTAGAAACACAGATAAAAGAATTAACACAAGAAAGAAAGAAACTTGAAAGTGAAATTCTTGCTCTGAAAGCAAGAATTAATTCAGAGGAAACTAAATCTGTTGCAAACATAGAAAAGATGGTTAAGCTAGAAGCTCTACGTCTAAACAATTATGCAAAAGAAGAAGAAGTTCGTAAAAAAATAGAAAAAATTGAAACTGACGGTATAAAAAGAAATGAAGAATTAAATTCTTTAGCAGAAGATAATCTTGATTATTCAAAAGAACAAAATGATTTAACAAGTAAACTTAGTTTTCTAAAAAAGAATATCCAAATAGATGCTGAACGTATAATGGATTCTCAGTCTCAGAGTGCAGCATTAATGTCAGTTGTTAATAAAGAAGGAAAAACACTTTTAGGCACAACAGCAGAACAAAAAAATGCTTATGCTTCAATAACAAGTTATCTTCAACTTGGTGCTGAATCAGCGGGTGCAACTACTACACAATCTCAAGCATATGTAAAACTACTAGAACAAGCAGGGGAAACCGCAGCTGATATGCTTGCGTATGAAGACCGTATACTTTTAGCACAAGAAAAAGCAAAACAAGGAAAAGCAACGCAATCATCGCCCTCGCGGCGATGCTCAACAACGCCAACAAGAACCTCCGCAACGCCGCCAGCAATGGCGAGCGATTCAGCCCTGCCCTCGGCCTGGACGCTATCAGGAAGGAGACAGCAGCCCAAGCACTGAGAACCATCGGGGTTCCAGTGCTGGACCCCTACGCCGGGCAGGCAGTCGTCCGCAAGGACGGCACGCAGTTC